TTGAGTTGGGCTTCTACTTTCACTGTCTTCTTAGACATAGCATTTTCCTATACTTTATTAACACAACCACATTACGTGGCACCTAAGTAAGTAGTTATATAACTAACTACTTACTTACCCCTTTACTATACGCCTTTACTTTATAAAGTAAAGGGTTATTTTTAACCCTAGCTATAGCCTTAGTTACTAGGTTATATAAACGTACTAATTAACTACTACTAGGTACTAAACCGCTATATAAGCACCCCACCCCCCCTTTTTTACGCCCCCGTGTAGGCACGTATCCGCCTGAGTTCCTCAGATAAATATTGCATGGATTTTCGATACAGCTTTACAGGTACATACTTTTCGGTTTATCATGTATAAAAATTTGCTGCAAAATTATTTTGAAAATAGATAAAGAACTTTGGGCTCAGCTCCCAAAAGAAATACTAGAAGAGTATCTCGAGCTCACAGAGAGACTCGGTGAACTCAATCAAGTAGAAAAATGCGAACAGAGTTTTCTAGACTTCGTTAAATCTCAGTGGCCACAGTTCATTGAGGGCAGTCATCACCGTATTATGGCAAACGCCTTCGAGCGTATTGCCGATGGTCGATTAAAACGCCTTATAATAAACATGCCACCAAGGCATACTAAATCAGAGTTCGCCAGTCACATGTTCCCAGCGTGGTTGGTAGGTAAAAGACCTGGACTTAAAATTATTCAAGCAACACACACGGCAGATCTTGCTGTAAAATTCGGACGGAAAGTTAGAGACTTATTCGGCACGTCCAGTTATCAAGCGATATTCCCCGACGTGTCTTTACATCCAGATTCACAAGCTGCAGGAAAATGGGAAACACGGTCTAAGAAAAACCCAAAAATCCAAGGTGAGTACTATGCAGCAGGTGTCGGTGGTGCTATTGCTGGTCGTGGTGCGGATTTGTTTATTATCGATGACCCGCATTCAGAACAAGACGCAATGTCCAAAACTGCATTAGACGAAGCCTACGAATGGTACACTTCTGGACCTCGTCAGCGTTTACAACCTGGAGGGGCTATAGTTGTAGTGATGACAAGATGGTCAGTCCGAGATTTGACAGGTCGATTAGTTCGCGACATGGGCAAAGGAGAAAAGAACGATCAATGGGAAGTTATCGAGTTACCTGCGATTTTGCCCAGCGGTGATCCAGTTTGGCCAGAGTACTGGTCGCTTGATGAACTAGAAGGAGTACAAGCTGCATTAGGTAAAGGTCCAAAATGGCATGCGCAGTACATGCAGAAACCCACGTCCGAGGAAGGTGCACTTATAAAGAGGGACTGGTGGAATACGTGGGAGAAAAGCACGCCTCCCGCCTGTGAGTACATAATTCAAAGTTACGATACGGCATTTTTAAAAACTCAGACTTCTGACTATTCGGCTATAACAACTTGGGGAGTATTTTACCCAGAAGGCAGAATCGGAGAAGAAATGTACAACGGTGATGTCGCTCACCTTATATTGTTAGATTCTGTAAAAGAACGACTAGAGTTCCCCGAGCTAAAAAAGAAAGCTCAAGAATTATACACGTATTGGGAACCAGATTCAGTTATTATCGAGTCTAAAGGCAGCGGTACTCCGTTGACGCAAGAATTACGCAGAATGGGGATTCCCGTACAAAATTTTACACCGAGCAAAGGTTCAGATAAAATTGCGAGAGTGAATTCTTGTACACCACTGTTTGAGTCTGGGATGGTTTGGAAACCTGACCAACCATGGGCGGATGACATGGTGGAAGAATGTGTAGCATTCCCCGCAGGAGACCACGATGATTTGGTCGACAGCATGAGCCAAGCGTTATTGCGATTTCGTCAAGGCGGTTTTGTGCAGTTAGCTTCAGATTACGAAGACGAGTACGATGGTTCTCGTGAACGAAAAATGGTTTACTATTAAATTAATTTCATATAGAGTGAGGTGTCATTATGGCAGTAGAGAAAGGCGTAACACTACCGTTAGGGGATGTAGAAGATATTCCTCCTTTTCCAGAGGAAGATATTGAGATAGAACTAGAAGAAGATGGATCTGCTGTTGTAGATTTCATGCCCGAAGCCCAAACCCCAGAAACAAATTTTCAAGATAATCTAGCAGAAGTATTAGAAGACTCTTCGTTAAATAAATTAGCCAGTGATTTAATCGGTCTTTACGAAGAAGACAAAGAATCCAGAAGTGAGTGGTACACAGCTTTTGCGAAAGGGTTGGATTTACTGGGCATTAAACAAGAAGAACGCACGCAACCGTTTGAAGGAGCGAGTGGAGTTAATCACCCGTTACTTGCGGAAGCAGTCACACAATTTCAATCCCAAGCTTATAAAGAATTATTACCAGCTGGTGGTCCAGTTACCGTACAAACAATAGGTGATGATAACACAGAAGTTGTACAACAAGCACAACGTGTAAAAGAATTCATGAACTACCAGATCACGCACGTGATGGAAGAATACGACCCAGAAATGGATTCGTTACTTTTCTATTTACCGTTGTCAGGAAGTGCGTTTAAAAAAGTTTTCTTTGACACTATGCTCAATAGAGCAGTTAGTCAATTTGTTAAAGCTGAAGATTTCGTAGTGAGTTATGCAACTACAGATCTTTTCAATTCGCCACGATACACTCACGTTATGACTATGACCGAAAATGATTTGCGTAAAATGCAGATTAACGGCATGTATTTAGAAATGGAAATGACAGGAGCAGGTGTACCTGAAGAAAACCAAGTAAAAGAAAAAATTGACCGCATAGACGGTGTTGCTCCGAATTATGCAGAAAATAACGAACTGTATACGCTTTTAGAAATGCATGTGGATTTAACAATAGCAGAAATAGAAGATCATGGCTTTGCTTGCCCTTATATAGTGACTATCTGTAGAGACACTAATAAAATACTAGCTATACGCAGGAACTGGGAAGAAGGAGACCCACAATACCAAAAGACGAATTATTTTGTACAATATAAATTTCTTCCAGGTCTTGGTTTCTACGGTTTCGGTTTAATACACATGATCGGGGGCATTACGAAATCAGTAACAGCTATATTAAGGCAATTAATAGATGCGGGAACTTTAGCGAATCTACCAGCTGGGTTTAAAGCCCGAGGCATGCGTATTCAAGGCGAAAACGAACCAATTCAACCTGGAGAATTCAGAGATGTAGATGTAGCAGGAGCTACAATAAAAGATTCTTTAATGCCGTTACCTTATAAAGAGCCTTCTACAGTTTTAGCTCAATTGTTGGGTGTCCTTGTGGATTCAGGCAGAAGATTTGCTTCTATTACCGATATGCAGATGGGAGACATGGGCAGCCAAGAAATGCCAGTAGGAACTACCGTTGCTATGTTAGAGCGTGGGACTAAAGTAATGTCGGCTATCCATAAACGCCTGCATTTTGCACAAAAGAAAGAATTCAGACTCTTAGGAAAAATTTACGGAAAATATTTACCAGAACAGTACCCTTACGCAATGGCAGGAGGACAAGGTTATGTGATGGCTGCAGATTTTGACGAAAGAGTTGACGTACTTCCTGTTAGTGACCCGAATATATTTTCAATGGCACAACGTGTTTTGATAGCACAACAAATGCTACAAATGGCGCAGGCAGCACCAGAGATCCACAACTTACCCGAAGCTTATCGTAGAATGTACGATGCTCTAGAAATTAAAAACGTAGATTCGCTTTTTCAACAACAAGAAGAAGTTCCTCCAAGAGACCCAATATCAGAAGAACAAGCATCAATGCTAGGACAACCAATACAGGCGTTTGAGTGGCAAGACCACGAAGCATACATTGCAAACCACAGCGCATTTATACAAAACCCGATGGTACAACAACAACCACAGGTAGCACAGATGATAAGTGCAAATATACAAGAACATCAGGCAATGCTCTACAAACAGCAGGTAGAGCAGGCAATGGGACAACCATTACCACCGTTAGAGCAAATTACTCCTGAAATAATGAATCAAATTGCTCAATCTGCTGCCCAAGCCACGGCTGAAGTGACAGGCAAAGCGAAAGCAGTCCAAGAAGCTGTAGAGCTTCAACGTATAGACCCAGTCATAGAGGTTCAACGTGAAGAGATTGCCCAACGTGCGCAGAAAGACGCAACGCAGGCACAACTTGATGCAGAGAAAATAATATCAAACGAGGCGATCGCCGAAATGAAAATTGCGGCAGATCGAGAAAAAACACTAATACAGGCT